ATGGATAACGCGCTCGCCAGGTTGTGCCTGGCTGGCTGCGGGGATTTCTCGGCGCTGATCAACGTACAGCGAGAGGGTCGACTCGATGGCGTCGACTGCCTCGCCGATTGCGTGGGCCTTGTCGTCGCCATAGCTGTTCAGCTCCGGTAGGTCTCGGCAGAAAACGGCAACGCCAGGAGTGCTATCGTCCTGTTCGAAACGGATTGCATAGTCGTACATGGTCACTCCTCCGGGGTGATCGTTCAGCGCTTGCAGGCGAGGGGGCTCATTTGAGCCCCAGTTGCTTGATGATCGCCTTGCGGGTCGGTTCTGGCATTTCCTTAGCTCCGTGGTCCGCGAAGGTGGTCTGTTTGCCGTTCGGGGCGGTGATCTTGAAGTGGCTTCCCTTGCCGGCTTCGAAGGTCACCCCTTGGGCCTTCAACCATCGTCTGAATTCGCTGAACTTCATCACCTCGTCTCTGTTGTTTGGATGGGTCCATTATACAACAAATTTGTGGTGATACAACAAAAAAGTGGTATCTATTCTTGCGGGCGGCGCTCAGCGCTGCGGGGAGTGCGGACCCTTGAAAAGCCGTGCCCGCACCCACTCACAGACCCCGCCTCACGCGGGGTTTTTCATTTTCGCCCCGCCGAGGGGATATCGAGACTATGAAGATGCCAGAGAAGGACCCGTCATTCTGGGCCACGGTGCTGCTCGCGCTGCGCGAGCAAGGGCTGGCGATGGGGCTCGCCTTCATCCTTACCTGGCTCCGTACCCAGTACGAGGGGAAGGAGCCGAGCATAGTTCGGCAACTGATCGAAGCCGCTCTTGGCGCGATGCTGGTCATGGTTGTCGGTCTCACCGCCAAGGAGTTTGGCTGGAGTCCTGCCTGGCAGTTTTTTGCCGCCGGCTTCGTTGGTGTCCTCGGGGTAAGCACCGTGCAAAAGCTGGGCGCGCGCTGGGCGGAAAGGAAGGTGGGCTGATGAAGATCACCGACGATCAACTCGACCGCGCTACCGGCTGCGGCGCCGCTACTGCATCGACCTGGGTCGAGCACATCAACGGCGCCATGGCTCGGTTCGAGATCAACACGGCTGAGCGGGTGGCGATGTTCCTGGCTCAGGTCGGGCACGAAAGCCAGAGCCTCAAGCGTCTGGTCGAGAATCTGAACTACTCCGCTGAAGGCCTGCTCAAGACATGGCCGAAGCGGTTCACGCCAGCCGAGGCGAAGCAGTACGCACGACAGCCCGAGCGCGTCGCGAACCGCGTCTACGCAAACCGCATGGGCAACGGGTCGCCGGATACGGGCGATGGGTATCGATACCGTGGTCGTGGCCTGATCATGATCACCGGCCACGACAACTACGCCGAAGCCTCCCGCGCCCTGGCGCTGCCACTGGTGGCGCAACCGGAACTGCTGGAGCAACGGACTTGGGCAGCAATCGCCGCGGGGTGGTGGTGGCGATCGCGTGGTTTAAACGATCTGGCTGACCAGGGCCGTTTCGAGAAGATTACTCTCCGCATAAACGGATCGTTCACCGGGGCTGAGGATCGCAACGCCCGGCTGGCAATGGCTCGTCAAGCGCTTGGAGGTGACTGATGGAGGTCTGGCGTGACATCCCGGGTTGGGAAGGTATCTATCAGGCATCTTCCCTGGGAAACATCCGTGCTCTTGATCGAGAGCTGGAAAGTGGCCGATGGGGCCGCGTACGCCGAAAGGGCGGGCCCATTAAAGCCCACCCCAAAGGCAGGTATGGGCATTTGCAGGTCGGGCTAAGGCTTAATGGAGTTCGCAAGTGGTTTGGCGTTCACCGCCTGGTATGTCTCGCTTTCCACGGCGAGCCGCCGGCAGGAAAGGGCTGTGCCGCCCATTTCCCTGACCCGGACCCGACAAACAACCGGGCAGACAATCTGGTATGGGCGACATATCAGGAGAACTCCGATCACCGCCGCGTTCATGGAACGATTCTTGAGGGAGGGCGTAATCCTTCGGCTCGCTTATCTGCGCAGGATGTAGAGCAGATCCGAAACGAGTTTTGGCGGGGTACGGCAGGAAGGCCCGGGAACAAGGCAGAACTCGCTCGTCGCTTCGGTATCAGCGCTTCCCAGGTTGCAAGAGTCGCGAACGGGCGCGGGTGGTGTGGAGCTGCATGATGAAATGGTCTCCATGGTTGGTGGTCGCTCTGGTAGCCGCGCTTGTGTTCTGGCGCCTCGATCACGTGACCGCCCAGCGTGATGACCTGCAGGCCGCCGTCGAGCAATCTGCCGAGACGATCACCGCCATGGCCCAGCAGGCCCAGCGCGACATCCAGGCGCAGGTCCAGACCGATGCCCTTGCCCGAACCTACCAAGCAGCACTACAGGCCTCCCATGAAGAAAACCAATTGCGCCGCGATGCTATCGGCACTGGTGCTCGCGTCGTGTACGTCAAAGCCCGCTGCCCCGCAGGCGGAGTGCACCAGGCTCCCGGAGCCACCGGCAGCGCTGATGCAGGAAGAGCCGTCCTTGCTGCCGCTGATGGACAGGTTGTTTCTGATCTCCGAGCCGGAGTCGAGCGGCGCGAACTGATGATCGCGGCGTTGCGTAAGCACATCGCCGGCCTGCCCAGGTATTGCCGAAGATGATCAGCATCAAGCCAGAAGGGTTCCAGCAGCAGCTCGCCGACCTGACTGAGCTTGAGCAGCGGCAGATTCCTTACGCGACAGCCACTGCGCTTACGCGGGCCGCGCAAGGCCTGATGGATCGATTGCGCGACGAGATGCGTGTCGTGTTCGACCGCCCGACCCCGTACACCCTGAACAGCCTGCGCATGGTGCCAGCAAGGAAAGATCGGCTGGAAGCGCGGGTTTGGTTCAAGGACGAGGCGGACGGTGCGCAGCCCGCATCGGTGTGGATTGCCCCCGAAGTCTACGGTGGGCCGCGTCGGAACAAGCCGGCCGAGCTTCAGCTCAGGGCCAAGGGGATACTGCCCGAAGGTAAGTACGTGGTGCCTGGTGCCGGCGCGGACCTGGATCGCTACGGGAACATCAGGCGCGGCCAGGTCACCAAGGCATTGAGCGGCATCCGCGGCTTCACTCAGGCCGGGTATAACGCGAACGCCACCGATAGCAGACGGAGCAGGGCGAAGGGTAATGCTCGCCGCTACTTCGTCATGACCCGCAAGGGCCAGCCCATTGGCATTGCTGAGCGCACAGGCCGAGGCCGGGATGCCGTCTCGATCATCATGGCCTTCGTGTCACGCCCTTCGTATCGCCGCCGGCTGAGCTTCTTCGAGATCGCGCAGCAGTACGCCGACGAGAACCTGCCGCGTGAGTTCGAGGTGGCGATGCGCGGCGTGGCTGCTCGGTTCGCCGCGAGGCGCTGACGGGTGCACCAAAGTGGTGCGAATTCTTGTTGTCCAGCACAAGTTTGAAAATTTGGCGGGTCCTCCCGGAGGGGCCCCCGTCAGAGGGTAATTCGAGCCCCGCGCGCCAAATATGTATGACCTTTTTTCGGAGGTTGGTTGTTGTTTAGTCATGAGCAAAAACGAAACAACCAAGCAGCGCGGATGGTTGAACAAGTCCGAGATGGCCGCGAGCCTCGGAATTTCTCCGCAAGCCTTTGATAAATGGGGCGTTCAACCAATCGAGCGAATAGGTCGAGAGGCCTTTTACACGGTGGCGGATGTGGTCGAAAACCGCATCCAGCACGCCGCTCGGAAACAACAACCTGAGGGGGAGCTACCGGAAGGTCTCGATCCCTACGCTGAAGCCAAGCTGACACAGGAGCGACTCCGGCTCACCAAGGCCCAGGCCTACGCCCAAGAGCAGAAAAACCAGGTACAGGACAAACTCCTGGTCCCGGTCCCGTTCGCCACTTTCGCCTTGGCGAAAATCGCCGCCAAGATCGGCTCGGCGCTGGAGACCGTCTGCAAAACGGTCAGTCGCCGCCACCCGGATGCTGATCCCTTGGTGATGGAGTCCTTCGAGCGGGAGATCGCCTTCGCGCGAAACCTTTCCGCTGAGTTCAGCGACGACATCCCGGGAATCCTTGATGAGTACCTTGCAACCCTGGATCAGTGATCTGCGCACTGCGGTCAAGCTGGGTTTGCAGGGAATGTTCAAAGAGCCGCCGATGACGGCGGTGGAGTGGGCCGACAAGCATTTCTACATGTCGGCCGAGTCCTCTTACAACGAGGGCCGCTGGAAGACTGCGCCGTTCCAGGTCGCGATCCTGAACGCGATGGGCAACGACCTGATTCGAGTGGTCAACTTCGTGAAGTCGGCCCGGATCGGTTACACGAAGCTGTTGTTGGCCAACATCGGCTACAAGATCCAGCACAAGCGCCGCAACGTGATGATGTGGAGTCCGACCGACCAGGACGCCGAGGACATCAGCAAGAGCCACGTCAACGGCCTGATCCGCGACGTGCCGGTCATTCTGGAACTGGCGCCTTGGTTCGGTCGGAAGCACAGCGACAACACCTTGGACAACAAGGTGTTCGCGAACCGACGCAACCTCTGGATTCGCGGCGGCAAGGCCTCCCGGAACTACCGGGAGAAGTCACCCGACGAGGTTATCTACGACGAGCTGTCGAAGTTCGACGCCGACGTCGAGGGCGAAGGCTCGCCGACATTCCTGGGTGACAAGCGCTTGGACGGTGCGGTCTACCCGAAGTCTATCCGGGGATCGACGCCTGGGGTCGCTGGCGTTTGCCAGATCACCAAGGCGGCGGAAGAGTCTCCGCACCGGCTGCGCCTGCATATTGCTTGCCCGCATTGTCAGCGGGAGCAGCACCTGAAGTTCGGCGGCAAGGATTGTGAGTTCGGCCTGAAGTGGGAAAAGAACGAACTGGGTGAGGCCGAGCGCGCCTGGTACGTCTGCGAGCACTGTGCAGCCTGTTTTGAACACCGCGACATGGTGGTGGCCCAGGCTAAAGGCCGCTGGATCTGCGACGAGACCGGCATCTGGACGCGCGACAGCATCGACTGGTTCGGCCCGAACAACGAGCCGATCCGCACACCGCGCTCGGTAAGCTTCTACTGCTGGGCGATCTACAGCACCTGGACGACCTGGGTGTCACTGGTTGACGAGTGGCTCAAGGTCAAGGGCGACCGCGAGAAGCTAATCACCTTCATCAACACCACGCGCGGCGAGGTGTGGGAAGAGGAGCAGGGCGACCGCGTGGAGTGGCAGACGCTCTACGCTCGCCGCGAGAACTACCCGAAGGTGCCGCCGCAAGCGCTTGTTCTGATGGGTGGAATCGACACCCAGGACGACCGCTACGAGGGCCGCGTTTGGGCTTTCGGTCTTGGCGAGGAGGCATGGCTTGTTCACCGTTTCATTCTGACCGGCGATCCGGCCAGTGAGGAGTTGCGGCGTAAGGTCGGCTTGGAAATTCACCGGCAGTTCACTCGGGCTGACGGCGTTCCAATGCGTGTCGAGCGTTGGTGCTGGGACGCCGGCGGCCACTATGCCGATGAGGTAGAGGCCGAGAGTATCAAGCATGGCGTGCACTGGGTGGTTCCGACTTTCGGGGCCAGCACATACGGCAAGCCAATCGCCAACTTCCCGAAGCGCCGCAAGCGCAAGGTCTACAAGACCGAACTGGGCACCGATAACGCGAAGGAGCTGATCTACAGCCGCCTGCGCATTGATGTGCCCATTCCGTGGCAACCGACGCCAGGCTGTGTGCACTTTCCGATCGACAGCGATATCTGCGACGAAGACGAACTGAAGCAGATCACCGCCGAGAAGAAGAAGCCGGTGATGGCGAAGGGTGTTCGCGTCTTGCGATGGGACTCCGGCGGGCGCCGCAATGAGGCGCTGGATTGCTTCGTGTACGCCCTTGCCGCGCTGCGCATCAGCCAGCAGCGCTTCGGCCTCGACCTCGACCAGTTGGAGCGCGTGCGCGTTGATCCCGTGCCGGAGCCGGTCGCCCAACAGCAACCTTCGAACGATAACCATGCCAGCACCTCCCAGGGCTGGCTCAACACTGGAAGCGGACCATGGCTCTGACAGCGCAGCAGATGCTCGACAAATACCTGGAGGCCGAGGCCGCCGTGCTGGAAGGGCGGACAGTGATCTTCAACGGACGCACCCACACCATGGAGGATATCGAGAAGATCCGCGCCGGACGCCAGGAGTGGGAGCGCCGCGCAGCCGCAGAGCGGGACCGCGCCGCCGGTCGCCGTCCTGGCCCGGCACTGGCGGAGTTCTGCTGATGAACCTGATCGATCGGCTATTGGAACCTTTGGCCCCCGAGCTGGTGGCTCGGCGCTTGGCCGCTCGCGAGGCAATCCAGGCGTATGAGGCTGCCAGGCCAGGGAGAACCCACAAGGCCAAGCGTCAGCCGCTAGGCGCCGACACCTCGCTACAGAAGTCTGCGGTCTCTATGCGAGAGCAGTGCCGGAAACTGGACGAAGATCACGATCTGGTTACCGGCCTGCTCGATCGCCTCGAGGAGAGGGTGGTGGGCGGAAGTGGTATCGGCGTGGAACCGCTGCCGCTGCGCCTGGATGGCTCAGTGCATGCCGAGTTGGCCATGGAGATCCGCAGCGCGTGGGCCGAGTGGTCACTCTCGCCGGAAACCTCTGGTGAGCTGACGAGGCCCCAGGTAGAGCGCCTGATGTGCCGCACCTGGCTGCGCGATGGCGAGGGCCTGGCGCAGAAGCTGATGGGCCGAGTCCCGAACTACACATTCGCCACGTCGGTGCCTTTCGCCCTGGAGCTTCTGGAGCCCGACTACTTGCCCTTCAGCTACAACAACCTGTCGAAGGGTATTGTCCAGGGTATCGAGCGTGACGCCTGGCGCCGGAAAAGGGCCTATCACCTTCTCAAGGATCACCCCGGCAACCTGCAGACGCTGGGCGGCAGCCTGGCGGTGAAGCGCGTCGAAGCGGAACGGATCATCCACATCGCCTACCGCAAGCGGATCGGCCAGAACCGAGGCGTGCCGATGTTGCACGCAGTGCTGATCCGCCTTGCCGACTTGAAGGACTACGAGGAGAGCGAGCGGGTGGCGGCGCGCATCAGTGCTGCCCTGGCGATGTATATCAAGAAGGGCAACCCCGACAGCTACACGGCGGAGCCCGGGAAGGACCGGAAGAACCGAACAATCCCTATCGCCCCCGGCATGGTCTTCGACGACCTCGAGCCAGGCGAAGACGTTGGGATGATCGAGAGCAACCGGCCGAACCCCTTCCTTGAAGGTTTCCGCAACGGCCAACTGCGGATGATCGGGGCCGGCACTCGCAGCACCTACTCCTCGGTGTCCAGGGCCTACGACGGCACCTACTCGGCGCAGCGCCAGGAACTGGTCGAGGGCTGGCTGGGCTACGACCTGCTGCAACACGAGTTCATCGACTACTGGTGCCGACCGGTCTATCGGGCCTGGCTGCAAATGTACCTGTTGGCTCGGAAGGAGCGCCTGCCCGCCGACGTTGATCACCGCACTCTCTACGCGGCGGTCTACCAGGGGCCGGTCATGCCATGGATTAACCCGATGCATGAGGCCAACGCATGGGAGTTGCTGGTCAAGGCTGGCTTCGCCGATGAGGCGGAAGTTGCCCGCGCCCGTGGTCGAGATCCGCGCGAGCTGAAGAAGTCGCGTGAGACGGAGATTAAGGCGAACCGGGCGGCCGGCCTGGTCTTCAGTTCGGATGCCTACCACCAATTCGTCAAGTCCGGGATGGACCCGGTTGAGGCGGTGCAGAAGGTGTACCTGGGCGTCGGGAAGATGCTTACCGCCGACGAGGCTCGCGAACTCGTCAACAGATACGGCGCCGGCCTACCCGTGCCTGGCCCGAATTTCCCCAACGACAGCAACAATGGAGGCGCCGATGGGCAGCCATCAAACCCTGATCCATAAAAGCCTGATGCTGCCGATGGCGGTGGCGCTGACTGAGGCCAACGCCCCGCATGAGTCCTGGTACAGCATTAAGGCTGCCGGTCGCGGCGTCGCCGAGGTGTTGTTGTACGACGAGATCGGCGTCTGGGGCATCACCGCGCTGCAGTTCGCTCGAGACCTCAAGGCAATGGGCGACCTGACCAAGATCAACCTGCACATCCACTCCCCGGGCGGCGACGTCTTCGAGGGGACGGCGATCTATAACCTGCTGCGCAACCACCCGGCCAGCGTCGACGTGTACATCGATGGCTTGGCTGCCTCGATGGCCTCGGTCATCGCCATGGCCGGCGACACCATCTACATGCCCGAGAACGCCATGATGATGGTGCATAAGCCCTGGGGCATCCAGGGCGGCGATGCGGACGACATGCGCCGCTATGCCGAACTGCTCGACAAGGTCGAGGACACCCTGGTCATGGCCTATGCCAACAAGACCGGGAAGTCCGCCGACGACATCAAGGCGCTCCTCAAGGAGGAGACCTGGATGAATGGCCGAGAGGCCGTCGCTGCCGGCTTCGCCGACCGGCTCACTGAGCCGCTGCAAGCGGCCGCTCACCTTTCCTCCAAACGCATGCAGGAGTTCGCCCACATGCCCGAAGCTCTGAAAACTCTACTGACCCCGCGCGCCCAGACCCCCGCCGCGCCGGCCAACACTCCCGCGCCGACTCCGGCACCGGCCGCGCCGGCGGCTCCCGTGGCCGCTGCCCCAACCGAGGCCGATATTCGCGCCCGCATCCTCGCCGAGGAATCTGGTCGCCGCAGCGCAATCACTGCTGCCTTCGGCGCGTTTTCCACCGGGCACGCCGAACTGCTCGCTACCTGCTTGAACGACATGAACATCACCGTCGACCAGGCGCGCGAGAAGCTGCTGGCTGCCATTGGCGCCGACACCCAGCCGGCTGCCGCCCTGAGTGGCGGTGCCCACATCCATGCCGGCAACGGCAACCTGGTGGGCGACTCGGTGCGCGCGAGCGTGCTGGCCCGCATCGGTCGAGGCGAGCGCCAGGCTGACAACGCCTACAACGGCATGACGCTCCGCGAACTGGCCCGCGCCTCGCTGGTCGATCGTGGGATCGGTGTGGCCTCGCTCAACGCGCCGCAAATGGTCGGCTTGGCTTTCACCCACACTTCCAGCGACTTCGGCCTGATTCTTCTGGATGTCGCCAACAAGTCGGTGCTGGCTGGCTGGGAAGAGGCCGAAGAAACCTTCCCGCTGTGGACCAAGTCCGGCATTCTCACTGACTTCAAGCCGGCGCGCCGCGTCGGGCTGGGCGAGTTTTCCTCGCTGCGTCAGGTGCGTGAGGGCGCCGAGTACAAGTACGTCACCCTCGGCGAGCGCGGCGAACAGATCATCCTGGCCACCTACGGAGAGCTGTTCAGTATCACCCGTCAGGCTATCATCAACGACGACCTGCAGATGCTCTCGGATATCCCGTTCAAGCTGGGCCAGGCTGCCAAGGCCACCATCGGCGACCTGGTCTATGCGGTTCTCACCGGTAACCCGGCGATGAGCGATGGCAAGGCTCTGTTCCATGCCGACCACAGCAACCTGCTCACTGGCGCGGCTTCGGCGCTTTCCATCGACAGCCTGAGCAAGGCCAAGACCCAGATGGCCACCCAGAAAGCCCAGGTAGAGAAGGGTAAGGGGCGCACCCTCAACATCCGTCCGGGCTTCGTTCTGACTCCGGTGGCACTCGAGGACAAGGCCAATCAGATCATCAACTCCGAGTCCGTGCCGGGCGCCGACGTCAATAGCGGCATCGTCAACCCGATTCGCGCATTCGCGCAGGTGATCGGTGAGCCGCGCCTGGACGATTCCTCGGCGACCGCCTGGTACATGGCTGCCAAGAAAGGCTCTGACACCATCGAGGTGGCCTACCTGGACGGCGTCGATACCCCGTACCTGGAGCAACAGGAAGGCTTCACTGTCGACGGCGTGGCCAGCAAGGTCCGCATCGACGCCGGCGTGGCGCCGCTGGACTTCCGCGGCCTGCAGAAATCCAACGGCGCCTGATCGGTGCCAACTCCCGAGCCCCGCATCTAGCGGGGCTTTCTGTTTCTGCCATTAGGAGAATCAACCATGGCGAAGAACTATGTGGAGGACGGCAACGTCCTGACTCTCATTGCGCCCGCTGGCGGCGTTCAGGCCGGCGTACCTGCGGTGATCGGAGACCTGGTGGTGGTGCCGCTGGTAGATGCCGCCGAGGGCGAGCCGTTCGCCGGAAAAACTGGCGGCGTCTGGAGCCTGCCTGCTGCCGCTGGCCTGACCCAGGGTGCCAAGTGCAGCGTGCTCAACGGGGAACTGGTAGCTGCTGCCACTGCCGACTCGGTGGCGTTCGGCAAGATCACCGAGCCCACCGTTGACGGCTTCGCGTCGGCGATGCTGATCCAGCAATGAGCGCGCCGGGCCGTTTTGGCCGGCTGATCCAACGGCTCCACGAACGCGGGCAACAGCGGTTATCTGATGCCTTGGGCGAGTTCCGCGGCATCGGTCGCCCCCCGATCAAGGGGATACCGCTGCAGGTAGACCGAAACCTGAGCTACGACGGGCCTGATGGGGTTTTCATCACGGACAAGGTCGGGATCAGTTGGCTGGCGAAGGACGTTCCCACGGCATCGCGTGGCGACCTCTTCATCATCGGGTCGTCGCGCTATCTCGTGGAAAAGCTCATTGCGAACGACGGTTGGTTGCTGACGGCAGCAACGATCGAGGAGGAAGCATGAAGCCGAACGTGCTCACGGTCGGTCGCTTGGCCTTGCTGGCGCGCCTGCAAACCATCACGCCAAACCAGGGATACCGGACGGACGCAGGAACTCGCGTGCTCTCTGGGTGGTTTAACGAGCTGGTCAAGGAGCGGCATGAGGGCTTTCCGCTGATTGTCGTCCAGCCGGGCAAGGAGCAGCCGCCGGAGCATCTTGATGCCGCCGTTCGCTTCCATCGCGGCTTCGACGTGGTAGGCGCGGTGCAAGGTGGGTATGACCACTATGAGGAGGCCCTGGAGGATCTACAGCTAGACCTTCTGGCGTGTCTGATGCCCGCCCCCAAGGGGCAGTTCCTGCGCTGGCTGCCCCGAGAGCGCGGCATTACCGGGCTGACGCTGGGGGCGCCTGAGCCGTACCCGCCCGGCGATGGCGTGGCCGCTGCCGTGATTCGAATCCCTGTCTATCTGAAAACTATCATCGAGGGGTAACCCATGAAGAGCGATCCCCAGGTGCCGGCCATGGTCGACACCGCGCCTCCGGCTGCGCTGAACAAAGCCGTCGAGGTCACCCTGGCTAAGGTGCATTGGCACCAGGGCGAGGAGAAGGCGGCCGGCGAAAAGATCAACGTCAGCCCTGACCAGGTTGAATTCCTGCGCCGCGAAGGCGTGATCAAGAAGGAGGCCTGATATGGCTATCGAGAAAGAGACGTATGTGATCGGCGGACCCTTCAAGATCCGCGAGTCGGGCGCTACCGCACCCTTCCAGTTCGCCGGCCTGGTGTCCACTATCCAGCAGACCATCGAGACCAACGAGATCACTCTGCCGGATACCACCACCCCGCAGGGTGGGGAGTACGATGCCGTTTCGCGCATCACTTCGGTCGGGTTGTCGATCAACTTCCGCGAACTCAAGACCAGCATCCTGGCTGCCTTGGTGTGGGGGGACGCCACCAACGTTCCTTCTGCCACCCATACCGATGAAGCGCACACCGCCGTTCCGGGAGGCACGATCGCGCTCGACTTCATGCCGCTGGAGATCACCAGCGTGAAGAGCGATGACGGCACTACGACCTACGAAGAGTTCGACGACTGGAACATGACCGGTGCCGGCATCGAAATCGTTGAAGGGGGGGCGATCTCTGCGGCCACGCCGATCAAGGTGACTTACAAGTCCGCCACCGTCGATGTGATCGAGGCGCTGACCAACAGCGGCAAGACGTTCGAATGCCTCTTCGAGGGCGAGAACGCCGCTGGTACCCAGCGCCGCATCCAGGCGCGCTATTTCCGGTGCCGCCTGAACCCGTCAAGCCAGCAGGACTGGCTCAACACCGAAGACTTCTTGGCCGCCGAGGCCACTGCCAAGGTGCTGATGGACCCGACCAAGGTCGGCGCTGGAAAGTCGAAGTACTTCAACATCAAGAAGGAACTGGCGACGGTGTGACGCCGTTCATGCCCGGCAGGGACGCCGGATGTGGGCGCGCCCGCGTGGTGCTACAGTGGCGCCATTTAGGGAGGGGTTGGAATGTACTCTAGGTCGCGTGGATTTACCCTGGTCGAGCTGATGGTCATTGTCGTGCTTTTGGCTGTCATGGTCGCGTTTGCCGTTCCGTCTTTTGTGGGCCTCATAAAAGGCAATAGCATGGCCTCGGCACGCAATGACTTGCAGAAGAGTCTCGATTATGCGCGGGCGATGGCAATGACAAATAAGGCAGGCGCGCAGGTTTGTGTGGCTGATGGGGTGATAACCATCAGTCAAGCAGACAAGGCCGAAAGATTTATTGCAAGAGAGCGCACTGGCAGCAACAACGTTAAGATTGTTGAATACGGTTACAAATATGAATGGGCCGTAGTCAGCAAGCTTTCGTCTAGCGAATACAAAACTATTGGCTCTAATGGTCTTGAGTCCGGTTGTGTCGTATTTGCCAACAATGGAACCATACCTGCTCTTGCTAAACGTAAGACCCCCCCTCTGGGGCAGGATGGAAAGTGCAGTACGAGTGGTGGAGGGAGTTCGTTCGTATACACGGATGGATTTTTCGGAAAGTCTGAGGGAGCTGCAAGTCCAGAGTGGCAGATTATATTTAATAGCGCTGGCCAGTATACGGTAAAGCCTAAAGGGGCGGACCTAACAGGAGAGGAATCTTGGGATACATTTGGCTGCTAGGATAGCTCTTATTATACAGAGACCCCGCCTTATGGCGGGGTTTGTGCTTTCTGGAGGGTTGAAATGTCTAGCTTTACTACAAGTAGAGTTGTAGATGTCGATGGTGTTGAGTTAACCGTGCGTGAACTCAGCGTTGCGGATGTTCGAAAACTAATGCAAGAGGTCAGCGACCAAGACCTCGTCAACAATGTCCTCTTCGAAGATATCAGGCTATCCGATCTTTGCTTGATGACGTCTGTTACGGAGAGCCAAATAAACGATCTCCGGCCTAGCCAGCTCGCCAAGTTGCGGGATGCATGTAAAGAGGTGAACCCGCATTTTTTCGGAATGCTGGGCCGTCTCTCGAAACTCCGCGACAAGCCATAAGGAGTTTGGAGCGCGCCATCTGCGTTCTGGTGAGGCTTGGGCATCACCACGTCCTTGAATATCCCTGGTCACTGTTCTTGACCGCGCTGAAGGCTGAATGAAATGGCTGACGTAAAGATCCGGCTGACCGCTGACCTCGATGATGCGCTGCGCGAGGTGTCAGGCTTCCGCAAGGAATATGCCGAACTGGTCAGGCAGGTCGCGCAACCTCTCAAGCGTTTAAACGATTTCACTGCTCTCGAAAGCACCCTCGAGGACACGCAACGCCAGGCGCGTTCGGCGCGCGAGCAGATCCGCACGCTCGGCAACGAGCTGGCATCGACGATCAGGCCAAGTCGCGAATTGCAGCAGGCTTACCGGGACTCCATTTCGGACCTGCGAAGCCTGGAGCGGGCAGAGACCGTCCAGGTAGCCAAGCTCGGAGCGATGCGCCGGGAGTTGAAGCAGGCCGGGCTGGATACGAGGAGCCTGACATCCGAACGGCAGCGGCTCCAGCGGGAGCTGGTTCGAAACCTCCAGGCGGGCCGGAATGATGCGGCCACCACCAGCCTCCGGCAACAGGCCGCAGCGATCAAGCAGAGCGCGATAGAGCAGCGCCGCTTCAACTTGGAGCAAGCGCGTAGCACCCTGGGAGTCGCCAGGGTGCGCGAACTGCAGGCTGCTATCGGGCAGTTGAACCAGCAATATCGCTTGCTTCGATCGAGCGGAACGCTGTCTACAAGGGAGCTTGCGATTGCCCAGCGGGCGCTCAAGAAGCAGATCGCAGAGACCAAGGGTGAACTCAACTCGCTGGGTGCCGGCTCGCGGCTGTCGAGCATCGGCTCTCTCCGCGGGAGCGGTCCAGCGCTGGCGGTTGCGGGTCTCGCCGCCGCAGTAGGCGCTGCAACGGCGAAGCTAGCGAACGGGGCTGACACTGTTGGCCGGCTCGATTCCCGGCTTCGCCTGGCGACCCGCGCGCAGGAAGAATTCAACACCGCGCAAATCGAACTCGACCGTATCGCGGATGATGTTCAGGGCGACGTCGGCGACCTCATCGGCCTTTATTCGCGGTTGCAGCGCCCGCTTCGGGATGCGGGCATGGATCAGCGCGCCGCCCTCGAAACCGTAGAGGCGGTGTCGCTCGGCCTGAAAATTGGTGGTGCATCTGCCGAGGAGTCGGCCTCGGTCATTACCCAGTTCTCCCAGGCCATCGCCAGTGGTGTCCTGCGGGGCGAAGAGTTCAATACCGTTCTGGAGTCCTCGGATCGCATTGCTGGCGCCCTGGCGGACTCCTTCGGAGTGACTGTCGGCCGGCTTCGCGAGATGGCTGCCGCCGGTGAACTGACCTCGGAGCAGATCGTTATCGCGCTGCGGAAGGAGTTGCCGAAACTCCGCGAGGAGATGGCGTCGTTTGCCCCGGAGATTGGTGCAGGGCTGAACCGGATATTTTCCGAAACCCAGAAATATTGGGGGCGTCGAGCGAAGGAAACAGGCATCGTCGACTGGGTTGCGAACCAGTTGAACGATGTTGCCAAGGGGATCAACACGGCGAATACGCTGGTGAAAAAGGGCGAGGGCAGCCTCACGGGCACCCTCGCCGCCGAGAAGGCGCGTCAAGAGCAGATCGTGAAGCGCCAGAACGATGCCCTGAAGCGGGCTCGGGATCAGAACGTCGCCGATCTCCAGTCTGAGGTTGTTCGGACCAAGGCCCTACTTGAGCAGTCCACCAAGAACCTCAACGACGCGCTTTCGCGCCAGGCAGATGTCCGCAAGGAGTTTGCCGACCTGGTGAAGGGCATCCAGGCGACGCCTACCTCCGGAACGCAGACCTTCGGTGATGCCACTGCGGCCCAGGCCTCGGCTCGCAACGCGCTGACCGCCGGCAACAACCAAAAGGCGATCGAGGAGGCGCGCCGCGCGCTGCAGATCCTTCAGCAACTGAAGGACGCTGGCGCGAACAGCTACGGCTTCGAAGGCGTGGCCAAGGAGGTGGAGCGCATCGCCAACAAGGCCGCAGAGGTCGAGGCTGGTAATGCCAAGGCTGCGGATGACGTCAACCGCCTGAACCTGGCCGACCTCGAGGAGCGCATCAAGGCTGTGCAAAACGTCGAGGTGTCGTTCGGAATGGACTTCGAAAGCGCGGAGACCTTGAAGCAACAGGTCGCCGACATCGCCGCCGGCCTGGCTGAGCAACTCGTGATACCTATCACGCTGGTTCCGCCTCCGGAGATGGGCTTGCCTGGCGTGCCCAGCATCACCCCCAAGATACCCGGGTTTGCCACTGGTACGCAGAGCGCTCCCCCTGGTATGGCGTGGGTTGGGGAACGTGGGCCGGAGTTGATGATGATGCGCGGAGGAGAGCGCATCTTCAACGCGGTGCAGTCGCTGCAGATGTCGCAGAGGTATCAACGAACTCTCCCCGAGATACCCGAGATTCCGACCGCGGCGCTTCAGCAGGCGAATCCGCTGGCAGCCATGCAAAACCTGGGATCGCTGACCCTCAACCTGGGTGGAGACGATGCCGGCTTCACCGTTTTCGGGACACACGACACGCTCCGAGACATACGCAAGGCCGCCTCGAAGTTCGGGCGGACGCGCCCAAAATGACCAAGCCCGCCTCGCGCGGGCTTTTTTATGGAGTTGGGAATGATCATTCCGAACGTGATGCTCGGGGGAATACCGATCGTGATACACGGTGGCGCCCCGCAGTGTCAGTACCAGGCTGTAGATGGCGGCGTCGAGCGATTGAGGCTCAGCGGAGGTGCGGCAGTACAGATGACGCACTGGCGCAAGACGGCAATCACCATCAGCGGTTCAGGATGGATCGGTACGGGGATGCTTGGGCTCGACTTCGACAGCCCGCTGGAGCTGCGATGCAATGCGTCGCTTGGCATCTCGGGTCGTACTGCCGCCGACCGAGTATTCACCATCCCGGGGGAGGTTCGGCCGGACGCCGGTCCATGGGGGCTGGCGCTGGTCGGTCGTGAGTGGGTCAGAACGGACGTCTCGTCTGCCGGCCAGGTGGTAACTGTGTCGGAGATCCCGGGCGCGCAACTCTACCGCGTAGAGTGGTGGCCGCTGTTCCACGTCTTCGCGTCGATCCCTCCTGAAGCGCTTGATTCTTCGAACAACAGCCGGACCTGGCAAATTGTCGCTGAGGAAATCTGATGCTCAACGGTGGACCGCTCAATAGCGCTGCGCTGAACTCGGCCGCTCAATCCGTTGTGCCTGGTCCTGAGCCGATCATCCCAGGCTACGCTTTCACATGGCGAGCAATCGTGCGTGTTGGTGATGACGACGTTACACCGCTCCTGACCGGGGAGATCGAGGTCGATCGTGAAGAGGGGGCGGCTGGCGTCGCGTCCTTTTCGATCTATCTCGGCGACGGGCCTGTTGTCCCTACGGACTGGATCGGTCGAACCGTAACCATCGACTACGCAACGGAGACCGCGGGTGAACTGAGTCAGGGGCGACGGTTTACGGGGAGAGTTACACAGCCAGCCTGGAATCCTGTTCGGCGCGTCCTGGATGTCAGTTGCACGGACCAATTGCAGCAGCGTGTAGAGGCCATGGAGATTGCGGTCGTCGACGCCCTGGTCGGCGGCGCCTGGTCCGCAGATGTGTTCGAGCCGGTCGATGGACGCTCGCGGTGGGACTACGCCCAGGAGCGTTTGACCAGCGTAACCGGGAGCTTGGACTGTTCGCCATATGGTGCTCTCCGCGTCACGTCATGGCTTTCGGTGGCTCCTGCCTTCGAGTTCGGCCAAGGCTCTACGGTATACGGATCGCTTGCGGTCGAGTTGGCCGACCTGAGTTCGCAGACGAACAGGATCGAGATCGAGTGCGACTACCGATTCAGCCGGCTCTGGCAGTTGAACGCATCGTATGGATGGCAGCACCCCGGGACGGGTAACGCTGTTGGCGAGGCGGGGTTCTGTAATTGGCGCGGCGACGACACCGAGCTACCGGATGTCGAGATGATCACCTCAGCGACCGAAAGCAGCGGCCAGACGTTGTTCTATGCGACCTGGTATCCACTTCCGCCCACGGGCGTCTACTGCAATCCGCCGGCGGCATGGAGAAATGACTTCACCGAGCTGCTGCTCGGCGGAAATTGGATAGCTGGCCGGCGCTGGGTGCAGTCCGTCACAGAGCGCTACCGGCTGGTCATGGAGGTTCAGCCGAGCGTTGCGGCGACCGGTCCGATTGTCGGTCGGCAGCGCGCCTCGTTCGAGATCGAGTCGGACAAGGCCGAGCGCTGGGAAAGCGACCCGATCACCGGCGACAGCACCGGCCATGACGACGAGAAGGACGACAACCGGCGTTTGTCCGCCCTGAACTGCTTGTTGGCCCAGGGCGCCACGACGCTCATTGCTGCGCACCGCGGCACGACCGTGACCTGGGATGTGCCGACGTCGATGATCCTGCCGATCGATCTTGTGCATACGCTCCGCCTCGATGATCAGGGGGCGCGCGCGGTGGGCAAGTGTCGACGCATTGTCGACCGGCTCGACCTCGCATCCGGAAGCGCCCTGACCACGATCTCTATCGCGGTGATGCGAGGCGGTGGCGGCGCAGCAGACCCCCTTGTTCCTCCTGCTGGCTCGTCCGATCCCGTCAGCCCACCGTCGGGCGGGGGACAGCTCTCGACGCAGCTTGGAGGCCGCAACGGCAGCCCCCCTTATGACGATGATGCGGACGGATTCTCCGGGAACTGGAGCAACCGCGATCCTGGCGCCGAGTTGTTCCCGCGGCGCTTTTCGTTGACCGCAAACGACATTCCGGAGACCTACCGGGACGAGCATGCGCCGGAGATCGCGGCCACCTACCGGGTAGCTGTACCTGATGACGTATTGGAGATGTAGCGATGGCGAGAGCCTGGATCAACAACTGGAAGACGACGCTGAGCGCCGGCCTTTCGCCTGGCGAGTTGAGCCTGACGGTGCCGGATGCTGCCGCCGCGCTGCTGCCACTCTCTGGCGGTAGCTGGGTGCTCTTGACGCTTGCGGATGACGCCGGCGCGCAGCATGAGATCGTGAAAGCAACCGCCCGCGCCGGTGGGACCGTGACGATCGAGCGCACCCAGGAAGGAACCTCCGACGGCAACTGGCCGGCGGGAACAGCAATCTACGCCGCAGTAACCGCGGGCGACCTCATGACGCTCCAGGCGCGCATCCAGGCTCTGGAGTCCGGGGCGTCTGGCGGCACCCTTGTCGACGAATCCGGAGCAACGCTGGTCGACGATGCCGGCAACAACCTGATCATGGAGAACAACTGATGGCAACTGTTACGCATGTCCTGTCCGGCGCTGGCGCTCCGACTGCGGCGCCGCCGAGCGTGGCCGCTCACTATGTCAACACGACAAACGGTGATCAGTACCTTGCCAAGGGCACCGCGTCGCCTGCCGACTGGGTAAGACTGGGTGGCGGCAGCGCTCCGAGTGAGGTGCTGCATATTGTCGACGTGGGGACTCACGCGCTGGGACCTCAACATGCAGTTGTTGATGTGCCTCTGTTTTACCTGCCTGACCAGGGCGCGGCGACACTCGAAATCAGTCCATCAGCCTCTCGGCAGATTGATCTCAACGTCCGTGCGTCTCCGCCCAACGGCCAATCACTATCGATTATTGTGCCTGGCGGCCTAGGCGATGGCCTCTCTGTCACCGGGGCGTCGCGCGATTACTGGCAGCCCATCGATAATGGGGTGCGTATAGACGCGGCCGTGCTTTCTGGAGAGCTATGGGCGCGAGTGTATTTCAACGCCGTCCTCGGCGGGCTGGCCCTGCTTGTTTTCAGTGATGTTCAGATTGCCTGAGGAAGCAGCGCATGGCTCTATCTGATGAACGCCGCAGCCTGGGGGCGCGGAATGAAGCGATCCGCCGCGCTGGAGGCCAACGTGTCGAAGCAGAGCGACGGGGTGATCAGGGGTTAACAGCTGCGCTTAATCGGCTGATCGAGCCGGAGCGCCAGGCGCGTGCACTGCGCAAGATTGATCCGCGCGGTGCCCTGGATGCCGCGCGCGGCAGGGCTGACTACAACCCCGCAGGCAAGCAGATCGGCGGGGGCGGTGTGTCCTGGCCACTGGCAGAGACCGACAAGTCGAAGCGCACGGTGGCCGATGAAGAGATCGTGAGTACCGATGGCCTGGTCGTCGTTGTGTTCAAGCGCGTCACCAGCTTCGAGATGCAGGATGGTGGCGGGAATATCGGCCGCATGGAGTTCAAGGCATGAATCAACTGATGCCGTGGGACGGCGACGTTGTTCGCATGGGCTGGCCGTGGCATGGAAAAATCCGGCAAATCGACCAGAACCAAGTGGGCGAGGTACTTTTGCCGAACGGAGGAACTAAGCCCGTTTTCTCATGGCACGATATATGGTGGATGAATTATACCTATCTGTTCGACATGGGCTTGCCTGACCAAAATGATCCTGAGGTTGAAAGCCAAGGCGGGAAATGGTGGGGGAGGGCGATCCTCCGAGGGGGCGGGCAGGTTAGCTACCAACTCTATTATGGCGGGGCTTTGGTTTCTCAAAATGAGAACTCATTTAAAGTTGGCTCTCCATTTCTTGGTGTTCCTATATGGTGGGAGGATGATAAAGAACCTCGAAAACCATATTACGTTGATATATATTTCGAAGAGAGAACTTGGGAAGATCGCTACGTTTTCGTTTTCAGGACACTGGCTGGAACTGTTCCAGATGTTTTGTATTATCCTGGCATTGATGAAATCGGTCAGGGCGATGATCAACCTGAGTGCGCCTCACGGACCAGGGCATCTTACGATGGTTGGGCTTTAAGCAAGTCGGTGAGTCTTTTCTACTTCCCTCTACTCGGTGTATATAAAAATAAAATATTATTGGGTGTGGTAGTTCAGCCGAAAAACCAAGAGATAGGAATCTCGTCCCCCCCTGGAACTTCAAAGGCGAGCGGTTCCTCGCCTGCTGGAGCACCGGGAGGACTATATGGGCTCATTGAGATAACTATCGCGCAGGATATTCGCGATCAAGAATCTGATCATAGCAATACTATATCCCTGCGAGTGGTTGAGGACCGAAGGACCGCTCTCGGAAGTCCTGTTCATAATGTCATCGACCAAAAGAACCCACCGCAAGATGGAGTCACCACGGAGTATTATCTCGACGAATGGATCCAGTCTTCTGGTCTTGTAACGGCATGGTATGACGCTCAAGGAAACATCCAAACGGCCAGGTACAATCGCCGTCACTACGCATCCAGGGATGCGAGTTATGGTCCTGATGTGCCATCTAGATTCGCTACTGAGAGGGCTAGTGAAATAGAGCTTCTTGATGGCTCGGGGAACGTCGTGGACAGTTTCACGCTCAAGGAGTCTTTTGAGACGCAAGAGCTTTTGGGTCTTGGCCTTCAAATAACCAGGACGGTTCAGGCTACCGGGGAAGAGGACGACGTAACTACTTATCTTGACCCGGACCATGTTGGCGGTGCCGATGTGGATGCTCCAGCTACGTTTCCTCCCGGTCTGCACATTGCTAACACGGTCGTTACCTACCAGTGGCTTGTTAATGGCGAGAACAAGTTAAGGGACCAGGATCAACACCAACTGTGGATAGCCGCACTTAGCAACAATAGCGCCGCTCTCTGTCACGTTCGAGAGCCATATGACTACCCTGATGGTCAGGACACTACAACCGTTCGTGTGCGCCAGGGGCCTGCCGTCAAGATCGGTGGCGTTAGTCCCAGCACCATTGTCGAGACAATTACCAAAAGCAAACTTCAGCATCGGTATCTGCGGGGATTTTTCTGGACGCCGGCCGATGGATGGGTGCGCGCTAGTTGTAATCCAATCACCGGCGAATTGTCTCGCGGCAAAGAATGCCTCGAATACCATACTAGCTGGGTCTAGCCCTCACCACCTTATAGGAGAAGCCGCATGACGCCGGCCTGTGTACCCCTGCGCATTGAAAAAGGGGCGACGTTCCGCGACACGATGCGGATCATGCAACCTAGCCTTGTCTACCGGCCGATCACCCAGATCGCGCCGACTGCTCCCGTACGGCTGACCGTCCCGGGGCACGGATTGCCTGGCACGTGGCTGGCTTGGATCGATGGCGTCCAGGGCATGCCTGACCTGAACCGGGCGCGGCTCCGTCAGCTTCCCCATCGGGTCGCATCCATCGACGACAACACCGTCGAGATCAACCTGCTGTCAGCCGTTGGGCTGGCGCCTGTGGGCGGGCAGTTGATCTACCAGCCCCCCGTTGACCTGGCTGGCGCCGAGGTACGGATGCAGATCCGCGATGTGCCAGGCGGGACGGTGCTGATGACGCTGGCGCTCGGCTCCGGCCTTGAGATCGCTGGCGCCGGAACGATCTCGCGGGAGATATCGGCCTCCGATACCGCGGCGCTGATGTGGTCGTCGGCGGTCTACGACGTGGATGTGACCTACTCGGATGGAACGGTCCATCGCTACTACAGCGGACCGATCACTGTGAGCCGTGGGGGAGGGTGCGATGGATGACGCCGCCGAGCCCTGGGCGCTGGCGATCGAGGTTGATTGCGAGCCGCTTGTGCTCAGCGAGATGCAGGAATACGCGGTCACCGTGACGCCGCCGGCCGATGTGCTGGTCGTTGTGGCTGGTGATCAGGGGCCGCCCGGCAGGGACGGCGTAGATGGCGCCCAGTGGGCACAAAGCGAGTGGTGAACATGGCTCAGATTCGATTTTTCAAAGTGGCAACCCTGCCGGGTACGCTGGAACCCGATTCGTTCTACTTCGTCGAGAACGGCAGCTACTCGGAGTCGTACCTGACGAACAGCGCTGGAGTGGCGCGCTCGATCGGCAACAGCGCGATGATCAACGCGCTGATCAACGAGGCGCTGTCCAGCCTACCCGGCACCGGCGCGCCGATCCTGTTCGTTGCGGATATCGCGGCACGCGACGCCCTGGAGCCGGAGTCGGCGATATTCGTGCTGGTTCAAGACGCGAGCGCCGACCCGACAGTCGAATCCGGCGCTGCGTTGTACGCCTGGAACCCGGCGACCAGCGCCTGGCTGAAGGTTGCTGAATACGAAAGCATGGACGTCGAGCTCAACTGGGACGCGATCAACGGGCGCCCGACGTCGACGCCAGCGCAGATCGACACTGCCGTTTCCCAGGCGCACACGCACGCGAACAAGTCGACGCTGGACAAGTTCGGTGAGGATTCGGGCCTGGTGCGCTTCAACGGCCATCCGATCCCGGCCGAGTGGAACGGGGCGGCCTGGTAAATGGCCGTCCTCCAGACCCACAAGGTCGTCGCGCAGTTGCCTGCGGCGCTGGAGCCGAACGCGATCTACTTTGTCCGGCGCAGCACCGGCTACGACCAGTTCGTCACCAACGGCGCCGGGGTGGTGGTGGCCTATCCGATGAACGTCCGCATCCCAGCGGCTGTTCCTGGGTATCTCGCCGACGGCTCCATGCTTCGGCTCACGATGAACCCTGACGGCCAACTGCCGGCCTATACCTCCGGCGGCGCTCAACTCAACATTCAGGTGCTGTTCAATGGCTGATGTACGACCGACGAAGCTGCAGAACGACGGAAACGGCTACGGCAGTCTCCGCGAGTTCGCCGACGGCGACACGGTGCCGCTTGCCCTGGGTGGTACTGGCGCTGCAACCGCTGCTGGCGCTCGCACATCTCTTGGGCTTGGGAGTGCTGCGGTTAGATCTGCCCTGGGTTCAACTGGGGCTTTGTACTCGCGAGACAGCATCCTTGGCGCGGTTTCGCAGGCGAGCGGCGTACCCACCGGTGCGGTGATCCAGCGCGGGAGCAACGCGAACGGAGAGTTCGTGCGGTTTGCGGACGGAACTCAGATATGCGCTGGCGTTAGCAGTACCGCTCTGGTGTGCAGCGTTGCGACCGGGGGTGGGTTTCAGTCGGGGGGCGTTGCTGCGTTCTATTTTCCTGCTGCGTTTTCTGCTGCGCCATCTGTTTCACCGGTTCCGGCGTTTAGAGAGGGCGCAACAGCTCGTGCATGGCTTTCGATGAACCCTCCGTCGGCTTCTGTTGTGACGCTGATTTCTCACGGATTTGTTGATAGAGCCGAGGTTATGCCCGGATACATCGCGTTTGGGAGATGGTACTGATGATCATCACATTGTCACCGTACGCACCACTGCCAGGCAGCGACGAGCGCCTGTCGCTGAGCAGGGCTGGCGATGTGCTCACCGTGAACGGTCAGGCGTTCGACTTCACACCTCTCCCGGAGGGCGGCGAGTTGCCGACCGAGGCTATTGGGTCTGAGTGGTTCGCTGGTCCTGTGCTGAGACGTGCCGGCCGGCTGGAGTTGAGCCTGCGGTTCCCGCTGGCTGATGATGCCAGTGCTGCCGCTCGCTTCCCTGAACCGTTGCTGATCGAGGCCGATGGCCCGGTGGAGTTACCGCGATGATCGACTGGAGCCAGGTAAAGACCGCTGAACAGCAGGCGCAAGAGCGTAGGCAGGCTGAGTGCGATGCCACAGCCGTGGCGCGGGCAAATGCCTACCGCCTGGAGAGTGACCCGCTCAAGACCGAGGCTGAATTCGATGCGGTCAAGGCCGGTACCGAGCCGGACTACTCTGCCTGGATCGCAAAGGTCGAGGAGATCAAGGCCAGATATCCGCTGCCCTTGGCGGCCAAGGTCGAATAG